TGTATTTTGTTCGACATGACCAGTCATGCGTTCTAGTGCTAATTTAACAATCATATTTTTACGAGATGTGCTATAGCCAGATTTTGTCTTAGCTAATATGTCTTTAATACGAGATGCAGTAAAATTACCGCACCTCGCTTCAAACCACTCTGGAGTGCCTTGTTCTACACTATGTATTTTCATTATTATCTTCTTTTTTTAACATAGATCTTTTAGCTGTTAAATATAAACTACGTAATGTAGCTTTGCTACCACTAGGCATTTCCGTATGTCTTATAGTATTAGCTATTGCATCTAATTCTTCTATTGTTACTGCTTGATATATATTTTTTATTAATGGTTCTGTATCAAAGTCAGGTTCTTGCTCTTTTGCAACATGAGACTTGTTACCATCGTCATCGTCAACTGGCATATTTAACAATGCTGATATTGCATTACGTCTGCAATAAGTAAAAGTTGACATTAGTACGTGTATGTCTTTGTTTTTTAGTGGTGCTTCTGTATCTGTTTCATACCACTCACTACTTTCACCATGCGTTAATCGTGTGACTACTATGATTGTTTGGTTTTTCGTTATGCGTCCGAGCTCTTGCTGTATACTTAAATCATTATCAACAAGCGGTTTATTAGACGCATTAATAACAGAACTTAGTGTTGCATATGTTGATTTGTAGTGTGGGTTTTTGCCATCTTTCTTAGCACCCGTAATAGCATTACTAGCGGCAGTTACCGCAGGTGCTATGTTTTTTATTGATTCTGAATGTCGCATATTTAATCTCCTATTTTTATGCTATGTAATTTTTACAGGAACTAAGTCAGTTCCATGTGTTTCTGAATTATAGTGTGTCATATACCATATACCATCTTTGCCTTTAAGCTTATGATAATCAGCTATTTTAGGCCAAATATGTTTAGGCATTTCAATGCGGCCTTTTTTAATGTCGTATGTATAAAAATCTTGTATTTTTTTATTAGTCATTTTAATCCCCTTAAATTGCTATAGCTTGCGCTAAATGTTTAAAATAATGTACAATATCTGCATTAATAAAGTCTAATTCTACTAATGTATTGTAAATTTGTTTTTGCTCTATTTCATTAGTTCTTTTCATCTCACTAACTACTGACTTGATTGGTATTAAATTTAAACCACTTTGACCTTCGACTTCTAATAGTTGAAATATATCAATATTTTTTTCTTCTATAAAGGTGTCAATAAATTTATCAAATCTTTGGCTCTCTTGGCTTTTAGTATGTACTTGTGTACTCATTTTTTACTCCAGTAAATGGTTGCTTAATTGCAATATATCTACACCTTAAATTGTATTTTTAGATCTGTAAACAAAATAATAGTAATTTTTTTACTTTACTTATGCGAATAAATAAATTACCCTACATACATTACTAGGCAATTTTGCCACCAAATACAGGAGTTAGTAATATGAATAGTTTAGTTATAGATTATAACAAGCCAGAGTATAAACGTCTTTATATGATATATTTAGAGAAATTTAAACTTAGGCAAAACAAAGGTGATTATGACACAAAAGATAGTGAAAAACAAAAGACATATATTGCTGAACGTGTATATCGCAAAGAAATGGATATTAAATGGACAACGCATGATCCTGATTTGTATATAGACAGTGCACAAGAATTTCACAATAAAATAGTTAATTCTAAAACATGGGCAAAGCACACTAAATATCCAAATATTAAGCCACTAGCTACATTTTCTAGTAGGTTACGCGGTGCTAATGCAAACCGTTATAGAGTTAAATATGGTACTGCTAGGAGCAAAGCCACTGTAATACACGAGTTAGCACATAGCATAGGTAATCACCATCATGGCAGATCATTTAGGCAATCACAAGTTATGCTTACGGGCAGGTTCTTAGGATCTGAACATAAAAAGGCACTTATGAAAGCTTACAAAGAAGCAGGTCTCAGTTATGGTAAAGAGCGCAAACCAAAGACTTTCGAAAAGTACATTAATAATTATATTCACATGACGACTACATTAAATCATCACAATAAGAAAGGTTAATTAAACTAACACCCTGCCTTCGGGCAGGGTAATAATTAAAGAGAAACATTATGACTAAGATTAAAACAGTTTGGCAGAAACTTATAAAAACAGCCGCTAACAATTATCAAGATAATATGACTAATTCACTATACAATTCAAGAGACAATATTAATTGCGGTGAAGAACCACTATCAGACGCTTTTGCAATATTAGAAATAACAGCGCGTAAATTAAAAGACACTAAATTACGGAAAGCAACATTATATGATATAGAAACTAAGATGCCAGAGAGAATGCAAGATCTGATTGATATGGCATTAACTTACGATAAAAAAACTAAAGAATTTAAATTAAATATATAAAGGCAAAATAATGACTATCACGATAAAGCAAATAATAGAACAATGCGGTGGAACTAAACTGCTAAGTAAGAACTGCAATACACAAGCGCAAAGCGTAAACCAGTGGAAATACAATAATGGCATACACGAAAAGCATTGGAGTACGATTATAAAATTATACGGTGCAGATCTAACACCAGCAATATTACATAAACTTAACGAAAGCATAAGAAATGATTGAGCAGATAAAAGACAAAACAGGTGTTGTTACATATTACACCAACCACCCTTACTACAATAAATTTAAGTATCGTAACGCTATTATACGAGGTGACAAACGTGATCAACATAAGTGGCTTGTTAAAGTAAAGAAAGACATAACAAACGCGTTAGGCAGTAACTATGAAATTTAGTGAGCACCCAGATTACATTAAATACAAGCCATTAACTAAAATGCAGTTTGGCAAACTATTAATTGAGCAAGATGGTAAATGCGCGACCTGTAAAGAACCTTTAGTGTTTAAGGCAAGGCAGATACGAGAAGAACATTTACATCAACGTGCATTAGGTGGTAAACACGACTTAGATAATATCTCGCTGACCTGCATTAAGTGTGCAATCAAGAAAGATAAAGCAGACAGTTTAGCACGTAAAAAATTACGTTCGCTACTCAAAACGACTAAGAAGTCACAGAAACCCAAGCAACGAATCCAAAGTCGTACCAAGATACAATCAAGAGGCTTTGGCAATACACACAAACCAAATATCAAGGAGTTAGACTAATGGCTTTTATACAAAGTTGGAACTGGCAAGACAACATAGACGAATATATGAACACATACTTTCTAAACCAAGAGCTAGTCCACGAAGATGACGACTGCTTAAAGTATGACTTTCATCTATTTAGACGTGACGTATACACTAACAAGTTTAATTTTATTGAGACATTAAACTGGTCATCATATACACGCTATGGTGCCGAGAAAGCTACTGAGTTTTATGCTATTTGTGATAAATTAGAGTTGCAATATCAGCAAGCGGCTAACGTGGCCTCACGGTTGTTCGGTGTACCTCGCCAAGTGTAGCGTGATAAGTAATAACTTTTGCACCTCTAGCAGACACCCAACCGCCTCTAGCCGCATAAGCATCTCTGGCTGATAATGTTGGGTGTTGCTCGACTATTGCACCTGCATCTTCAACTGTACGTTCGTGGTGCATATGTCCAGTATGAATGTAAGCTTGTGTTGCTTGTCCCCATAGCTTACGAAAACGTGGTTCACTAGCAAACAATTTTGGCAGTTGTGCCATTTTCTTTTTATGCCCATGATGAAAGCCTAATAATATCTCACCATGTAAATGTGCATAATATGGAAACTCGTTGTCAATTACTTCAACTCTACTATCACTACTAAATACATATTTTATGTGCTTTCTTAGCCAGATTGAACCTGACATATCGTGGTTACCCTCAGCCTGTACTACTACAACCTTGCCAAACTTTTTAAGCATCATATGAACGGCTTGTGTCATAATTTCTATCGTTAGCTCAACAAGCTTACTATAGCGCGTATCAGCGTCTAGTATGTGACCTGACATAGGCGTGATAGCCGTAATGCCATCAAAGTGTAAGAAATCACCTAGCTGGCAAAGAAAGCCTGTATGAGCTTTTGGTGCGGCTTCTATCATATCTGCTATAGCATTAACAAAAACTCGCTTGGATATATTAACGTCCCAGTCATTACCAGTTTCAGCTTCCCAAGCGTACATACCTAAGTGAAAGTCCGTTATCGTAATTAATGATAGCAAATCTTTGTCAGTATGTTTTACTTTCGGGCTTGGCTTAAATGGCTTATAGTTTTTATGCGTTTCTTCAATCGCTTGCAACATAATTTCATGTTGACGCTCTTTGTCGCCAATCGTCTTAACC